GAGCAAATATGGCGCCGGCAATTTGGCCTTGAGGAGTACGGGTCGGCTCGTCGCCCTTCACAAAGTGGAGAGCTTCGCGAGGACTTGCGTAGCCTTTGTCGTATCCATTATCGTCAGGCGCTAACGGAATAAAACCTCCATTAGGGCCGATACCCCAACGAAGTTCGTTGCGCTGAATAGCGCTGATGATAGCATTTTCGTTCGCGACAATAGGTTTACCATCACGGCCACGAACACTCTTGCCTTCTTTCCACGCATTGTACGCGGCTTCTGCTTTTGCTAAGGACTTGTTATTACTCATAAGATTTCTCCACTATCGCTGTCGATCGTGACTTCATTACCTTCTTCGCCGGTCTGCGGGTTAGCCGTAGTCTTGGCCTTACCGCGTTTGTTCAGCGACGGCCAAATGTACTCCGGTCGTTTGATGAGCTCGGACATCGGCATAGCATCGCGCGGGATTTTATCGGTCAAATCTTCGATATCATCAAGGAAGTCTGCACGGGCACGACCCGCTTTGAAGGCCTGATCATTGTAGGCATCGGCATTAAAGTCCGCAAGGTTCTTCGCCATATTAGCAACGAGATGCGGAGCCACGTTCGCAGCGAGCATCATATTCTTCATATAGGTATCGAACTGCGCCTTGATAGCCTCGAGGTCGGTTGCCACATCGTGCGGCAATTCGTCCTTACTAGCAAGAGCCTTCATAAGTGTTCCCATACCGCCTTCAACCATCGCAGCAAGTCCTTCCTTATCAGCTTCTTCGGCGTTAAATCCAAAGTCCTTAAGGATTTCGTTTACCTTGCCACGATTATTCTGTGACCAGTCCTTAGCAGACGCCGATGACATAACACCAGCGAGCGCCTTCTGGAAGTCTTGGATGGCGGCGACAACTTCATCGTGGGCATTATCCGGCAACACAAGAATTTGCAGACGCTGTTTTTCAGCATCGGCCATCGCGTTCGCAGATTCCTTGATATACTTGATAAGAGTTTCATAGACACTATCGAGATAGGTCTGAGCTTCACTAGAACCCATAAACTTCGGATCGTTAATCTTACCGCTTCTAATCCATTCACCGAGTGTATCGTTGACAGACTTTGCATAGTTCCACTGTTTAGCGAGTGTGAACGGCTTGGCCTGGGTAGTAAATGCGGTTCTCGGAGCGGCGATCGGCGGCGGAAGCCGCAAATCTTCAGGGTCGAACTCTCCGCCATATTCAGTACCAGCCTTACGATACTGTTCACGAAGGCGTTCTACTTCCGTCTTGAAGTCGTTGTAAGCGCGTTCCGGGTCATCCCAATGTCCCTTCATATACTCGGCGAGGGCCTTATCGTACTGGCTCATAATCCTGCCACGAAGATTTTCGCGAGCACGAATCGTAGCCGCCGTAGGCATACCTACATCGAGCTTATTGGGCTTGGCATCAGTAGATCGCTTGAGTAACGAACGGAGATACTGATTCTCACGGTCGACGCCATTCCATACGGTTTCGTTCCATTTGGAACCAGGCAGCATCCAGCGATGTTCCAAAGCCCAATGCCAGCGCATACCGTTACGGGCGGCCTCGAGTTCATCTTCAGGCGGCGCAATTAAGCGCGAGAGGAAACTTTCTTTAGTACGCGCCGGACTACCGCCGTCAATAGTGCGTCTAGGAAGAAGCCCGTCAGCTTCTTTAACAGGGGCCGGTTGTTCTTCGGCGGTGGGTTCGACGAAACTTCCGTCGTATCCTTTGCCAGTCCCGTTACCAATTCCATATCGTCTAAGGTCGAATTCATTTTCTTCTCTAGGTTGAGGCGGATTTATAGACTGAAAACCACGCCCATCAAAAGCAAGCGATGGTATAATTGGACGAGCCAGATACAGTCGTTCCTTGGGTTTCTTAGGAGCTTTCGGTTTTGGCGGAAGTTCCACTTCGTGTTCTGCGACGGGCTGTGAGTCGCCGTACATATTTATCGGCAGCTTGAAAACTCCGAACGGTGGAAGATCGATAGCCATTACTTACCTCCGTTTAGAGCTATTTGGCCGAGGTCTTTTAACCAGTCATTTTCCTCTACGTGAAGTGCGGGTATGCGACTTAGCAGAGCCGTGCGTACAGACGGACCTTCATCATTATAACTTTCGCGAACACCTCGCCCGATACCTTGTAGCCAACCGAGATTAGTTTCGTCGCGGTCTTTACCGGTCAGAATCTTAGTGGTATCGGAGGCTGCTTCGGGCGATCCGAATTCCGGTACATTCGCGAGCTTATCATAGGTCATCGTAGTATCGAAACCTTGTTCTACGCCACTCTCACCAGGTTCTTCGCTACGGAACAGACTTGCGAGCCAATCGCGGAACTCAGGAGATGTAGAGTACCAGGCAGAAATCATATTCCACAAACCAGCCATACCAGACTGATACGGCTCCGGTTTATACATCGGAAGTGTTTTAGACTGAAATCTTGTCATTATCCCAATACTCCGTTAAATAGTGAAGAGAACCATCCCTGGTTCTGACCGGCGGTCTGTGCCGCGGAGTTTGTAACGCCCGTAGCCGCATCATACTTGGAGCCTGCCACATCGCTTGTCAGCTGAGCCCAATTAAGCGACGGCATCATATCGGACTGTTCAACTGCGCCATAGATACCTTGTTTGTTCTGGGCGTCGGCCATCGCGTTGTTGAAGGCCTGCTGCCACATAGACTGCGCGGTATTGCCAACACCAGTGGCCACGGCGTTCGTGCCAGCCGTACTTAATGCAGAACTACCCGCACCAGCAAGTGCCTGGTTGGCGGCATTGTCCATAGCCCGGCCATACATCGGGTTCATAAACTGCTCGACATTTTCAGCACCACCCGCGTTTTCAGTACCTTTCATACTATCGCGGTATTGGTTGAGAACATCTCCCATTTGGCGGCCAGCCATAGCACTGCCGTACATATCGAAGACGCCCTGCATCTGTTTGTCGAGGTTTGCATTGGCAGAACTCATACCGCTCTTCAGCTCTTCAAGACCGCGTTGCTGAGCACCAGTGTCGGTGATACCGAGAGAGTCAGTAATACCGCCAATGAGCTTACCAAGGCCCTGACCACCGGCATTCTGAACGGAAGTTTTCAAGCCAGTGACGGGCATTAAACTATCATACCAACTAGCCATTATCGTTACCCTTATTAAAAAGTGAACTGATTGTACCGATTAAGCCGCTACCATTTGAGCGGTTGCTGGGGTTGTCCGGAAGTCGGAAACTGGACGATCCTAGGTGACCCAGGTTGTCCCGCCCCGGGAGCCATTGGTTGGGCTGCTGGTTGTTGGGCTTGCGGTTGCTGAGGACCGCCGATACTATTGCCGGGATTGCCTGCCACATTTTGAATATCCTCTGTTACATAGTTGCGTGTTTCCTGCAATTCGCTATTACCGATATTATTAAGTACCGGGTTTGTAGCAATAGCAGGATCGATTTGTTTAATGCTGTCAAGAACGGCCAAAGCACCGACTGTATCGCCTTGCGTAAGTAGATTACGCAGCAATTCCATACGGGCTTCTTGCGTGTCCTTGTTTTCTTGTTGCCACTGCTTGAAGGCGATTTCGTTGCGCTTGATTTCTTTCTGAGCGGCGACCCATTCGGCCTGGCGTTCGAGGCGCTGCTGAGCCATCGTCTTGAGAATTGCAATCTGATGATCTCTCTGTTGCAGAGTGGCCGTCATCTGTGCAATCTGGTTCTTCAGCTGCTGCACCGCGGGACTTGCAAACGGGTCTTGGAGTAACAAAGCACCCAGACGTTGTTTCATCTTCAGCGGCATAGAACTGTTGGCGAGTATCTCAAGAACGAAGCCCTGACCATTAAGTCCGGCTTCCTTGGCCATATTATAGATGACCATCGTTTCTTGAGTAAACTTGTTGCGTTGGGCTTCTTCCAAGAAACCGCCCTGCACGACAACCTTGTCAGCAGAACCTCCGTTGAGCATACTGATGATACGATAGCTTTCACTGAGAGAGTCTGCCAAGTGCGATAGATATACATTGGCGATTGCGTCGCGCACTTCGTTACGAGCGAGAACTTCTTCACGGGTAACGGCTTCGCTGGACGACTGCACAACCGGGCCGAGCATATCGGCTGTAACACCCTTCCATAATTCCATCGACTGAATTAAGAATCCGTTATCGTGCGGAATAGGCGTGACTGGTGCTTTGATTTCGTTATTACAGGCATCGAGATGGTCGTAAGTCTTGACACCCGCATTACGCCACTGAGATTTATTATTGGCAATCGCGTCAACCGCGGCCATATAATTATCATCATCGCTTGTTGCGTTGCGTATCTGAATCTTGGTAGCAGTCAAAGCCGTTGCCTTGATAATAGACGCAAACTGATAGTACAAACCGCGATAATGCCATCTCTTATCGGAGAGCTCAAACTTCTCGCCATAGAAACGGACGATCGGTAGACGATCCAGCTCAGGAAACTCGAAGTGCTCAGGCTTCTCGATACCTTCCGTATAAATGTCCAGGTTGACGGTACCGTTCTTCTTATAGTAATAAGAGGTACGCACCTTTTCTTCGGTCGGGTCAAAGTCCACATAGTCTACGGGGAATGTAGATATGAAGTCATCGTCACGAGTACGAGGCATTACTTCAAACACTACGATTTCCGTGGCGTCTTTCAATGTGGGATCGTTGCCGTTGTGCATAATCGAACGGGCGTCGATGATATCGCAAGTAGGCTTTCCGCTGCGGCGACCGTGACCGAGATATGCATAGCCATCGGATAATGTACTCTTGTACAAATCCACGGCGAGTGAGTTTAAACGCATAGAAACAACAAGCTCATTGAGCTTGTCGTCCGCCGGTCTAAGTGGCGCAGATGCTAGTTTACTAGATAGTGTAGTGATGAAGCTTTTGACATAGTTCACTACTACCATAGGGTCGTCATTGATGAGCGCCCATTCGGCGTAGTTTTTGTCGCCAGCACTGAGATTACCAGACTCTGCTGCTCGCGAAATATCGAGAGCTTTCTTGTCCATCTCACGATAGGAAACTTTAGACTTAAAGCGTTCCAGTACTTGATTCAGAGTTTCCGACATATTGTTCCATCAGCGATTGTTGAAGTGCTTCCACTTCGGTTGCGTCGAGGTCCTTAGGGGTCTCGTCTGTTTGTAATTTTGCAAGTAAGTCAATCGCTCGGACTTTAACATCGTCCGGTGTACTCATATCGGTTGCTAACTCGTATAGCACCTTACGAACCTTAGGCGTGTCTACTCCGGCCTTAGACAAAGAGTTAAGTGCCGATACACGGTTCTTAGGTTTTGCCACTTCGCAGTATGCGATAGCTCGGAGTTCGTCAAGGAGTTCAGGTGCTAACATATCCAAGTAACAATTATATTAAAGTAACTTTTCCAATTCTTTTATAACCGTTATCCGCGCCCTGATTTTGCAGTACATAAAACTCGCAATAGCCAGGTTCGGTATCGGCGGGCTTCAGTACAACCCTCAGAGAGAAGAGTTCTAGTATATATAAATCTTGTGATTTATAGAACGAGAAAAAACCCTGCAACACTCGCTGCAAGGTTTCAAAGGAGTATTTACCAATAAGTCTCATAGTCGTGGGTATACCGGAGTCGAACCGATACTAGTGGGAAAGGAGGAAACCACTGGACCGTCTACCCATAAGTGGTAGGCACCGGTAAATGGCAACCGATGCCAGCCCCGTGTTGAGGATGTTAGCCTTCGCTGGAGGGTTCAGCCATATCATCAGGCGTAAATGTCTTCACGCCAGACTTGAATTTGCAACCCGCCAGAGTCAGCAACTGCGTCTTGCCGTATGCCTTCACGACTTTGTACGGAATGTACTTGTCATCATAGAAGACTTCGTTGACAAGGGTTTCGTTCGTTCCCTGCTTAATCTTGATAATGTTCTGGTACTCGCCAGACTCTTCGAGAAGAATCTTGTACGGAGTCTTCCACAACTTACCATCGATCGAGTAGCAGTCCTGAAGGATATCAAACAGGTTCTCAAACCCATTAAATACCTTCATCATATTAGCTTTCTTGTTGTTGCTAATACGCATCCAGTTAGTCCACTTGCGAACGATAATCGGCTTACCGGTATCATCGCACTTAGGCTTACCATCGTCGCCCTTGACATAACCGCCGAACAAGAACTTAGTGCAGGGCACTACGTCGTCGGTGTCAGCGAGCGGTCCGGGAGGCAGGTCTGCCGTGAAGTACGCAAGGAGCGTAACATCGATGAACTCGTCGTTAGGGAAACGTTCATAGGTTTTTTGTTCTACACCGAAGGGATTTTTTGCCATATTAGTTACCTCTGTATTGGTGGCGTTTGTTAGGTTTCCGTTTAAATAACAGAAAATAAGACTCTTTGTTTCCAAAACCTCTAACTACATAAACTTCGGATAGCTCACAGGCTTGCCGAGTTTGGCGACTTTCTCGTATACCTCAGGATATTCCTTCTTGAGGAGCTTGGAGTCGATCGTAGTTTTACCCGCCATTTGGATAAATGTTCCGAAGATAGCGCCTTTATAGGTCAAACGCTTGGCGTCCTTGAAGTGCTCGGAGATTTTCATCTTGATATCCTTGAACGCAAGCTCTGCCTTCTGGTACTTATCGCGGGCGAGTACAAACGCAGCGACTTCTTCATCGGTCAGTTCATACTTATCGTCCGGTGCATTGGCGGCTTCGGCGTTGATGATGTCCTGGTCGATGTCGGGCTTGGTCGCAGGCGGCGGCGTCTTGGTACAGATACACTGCCACAACTTCGCGCAAGCCGATTCGAGCTCTTCGGCATACTGCGGATCGTAGTCGATGACGCGCTCAAGATAGTCGCATCCGTTAATAAGTACTGCGAAGTACACACGACGAATGCCCGTCACGCGCATCTGCCACATAACCTGGGCTTTGTAATACTCAGGGATTGGATCCCACGCAGAGATATCGCGGCCTGTCTTGATTTCGAGGATGGCCACGCACTTACCATCCTGGTAGAGTTCGCCATCGAGAGAACACTTGCGCCATTCATCTTCGTAGCACATACCCTGCCTGACTTCAAACTCCGGATGGGCTTTGGCAAACTTACCAAACTTGATAGTATCTTCGAGCAGTGTACCCCACTCTTCGTACTTCGACGGTTCGTGTGGTTGCGGGTCGAGCTTCTGACGATACACTTCCAAGGGCGAGCTCCACTTGGACGCACCGATCGCGGCAGACGCTTCAGTAGCGGTGATACCGTTGAGGCGCCATTCCAGCCACGCGGGCGTACCCTGTTCAAAGTAGATGGCGTCTTTGGCGATAGTGAGACCTTCGCCGCCGTCGATCAAAGTTCCGATAATTTCTCCATTAGTCATCGAGATGTTTCTCCTGTTGGTTCTTGTGTTTGATTACGAATTCCATAGCACGGATAATTACTGCACCACATTGAGCGAGTTCATCTATGCACCCGTCGAGATCGTTACGGCACCAGGCTTCGTATACTTCATACACTTCTTCGTCGAGCGTGGCCTGTACACTATACCTGGGCTTTTCGTTATCCGAGATTTTGCGGCACATACCAAGCATCATCTTGATATTGTCAAAGGTTTCGCCCTTGGTAAGAAAGGTCTTACAGAATAGCGGATACTTCTTCTTTGCCTTTTGATACTCAATATCAATACGCGTAAACAGATCGTCAATCATTACGGTTTCTCCACGGCAAATGCGTTGAACGGCAGATAACCACCACGAATAAGTTCGCTCAAGTCGAAGCCGTAATCGGTATTGTATACTATCACAGTCTTCGCCTTGACCTTATCCAGATAGCTAATGATTGCAGGGTTTTGACATTCCCATCTATCGCGCTTGGGGGTTTGCTTGACGGTAACAGAGCGGCGATCGGCGAGCGTAATCACCACGGGCGGTACGCCCAAATCGCGAAGCTGCTCGTAGGTATGGATATAAAAATGGTCAAAGCAATGACTGTTTGCAGTGTCCATTGTAGCCACCATTGTCTGTACAATTACAGGCAAATTGTGGCAATCCATCTCAGCCATAAGTCGAGTGATATGCCCAGTGTTGATATGGATATATCCATACTTTGCAAGGATACTTCCGAGGGCAGTCTTGCCGCTACCGGAATTTCCGTATATCATAAGGTTCATATGTTGTGTCCTTCGTATTGAGGTTCTTCACATTCGGGGTCTATCCAGAGATTAGATTCCCATCGCCGAATTTTCACGCCAGGTTTTACGGGATCGTTAGCCGCAGCGAGTAAGTACGAATAAGCGGTCGATACCGAGTTATCTATACACACTTCACCACGGCCCAAGCTACACCACCTAGCCAGCTGTTGATTTGTCAGTCTCTTCTTCATATGGTACCGGCATAACTCCATCGTAGACAACCGCGTAATCACACGTAAAGATACTGCCCGTCAGACCAGACTGCACCTTAAAGACCTGTTCCGTGTGAGATTCGTGTTCCACAGTGATACGGTTGAGGACGGTTCCGAGGACAAAGCTATTGTCCCACTCGTCGTTCCAACACACGCAGTGTTGGCCGGGTTTAGCTACCGATCCAGACCGAATTGCCTTAACAACCGACGCGTTTCTGTTTTCATTTGCCATCGAGATATTCCTCGTATGCGGCTTTGACAAGTACGAACCTTTCCACGGAGCCGCCTTTATCCGGGTGGTTCTGCTTAGCCCAAGCGGTCCAAGCTTCTTTGATATCTTTTTGCTGCGAACAACCAAGCATCGCTCGCAAGTTCATTTCTACTGCACGATCGTCCTTGAAGACCTGCGACATCTCGCTGAACATCTGATGGGTACGGCAACAATGCTCATACAGTTCCATCCAAAAGAGTTTCTTATCACGCTCCGGTGGCGGGAAACTTTGGTATGTAAAGTACTGCACAAGGTGCTGCTGGTTGACGGCCTTAAGCCGGCGCCACCATCTGTGCATCGAGATTGCCCCGTAATGATAATGATGTTTGCTAAGACTGAGCATAAGTTTAACGAAAGGTTCGTCAACCTTATTAGCCCAGCCTACCATCAAACCCCAGTCGAACCTGCCCCAGTCTTCATACTGACGAAGTTGCATAAGGCGTTCGCAATACCCAATGAGTTCAAGCGTGGCTTTCGCTTCGGCTTTAATCTTGGGTATCATATCTGGCATTGTCATTACAGTTTTTCTAGAGAACTCAATGTTCATCGGTACTTCCGTCGCTTGCCATAAAGAACGGGGTTCCATCGTCGTTAATGCACAGCCACCAGTCTTTACCGCGGATCGTTACCACGGCATAGGCGGTTACTTGGGTTCCACCGACTGCGTGCGGATATACATACTCTTCGATGTGGTCAATCATGGTCGAGTTCCTCCAGCTGCTTCGGTGTATCTTCGGCACGGAGTTTCTTAATATGTTCGCCGTACTTTACAAAGTTATCGCGGATCATCTTCTGAATACGGATAGTCGCGTCCTTCAAATGATCGTAGGGAGTACGGTTCTCTCGACACTGATATTTGAGTTTGAGACATTCGGCACAGATATGGCGAGCCTCAACCAAGATGCGTTCCATAAGCGGTTCCTTCCAATCGGCCGCGGGGAAAATCGTATTAAGGCGTTTCCGTGCCATAGAATTTACATTGATGAAGGCAGTCGCCGGACTTTGTCCACTGCGCATATAGCCTTCTTGGACAATAGGCTCCGCCACAATATCAGTGGCGGCCTTTTGTATGAGCATATTCTGCTCGTGAATTTCACTTACCGTCTTACATTCGGTTAGTACTGGAAGCATATTCACTACTCCTTTAAGGTGTAACAATTTTGAAAATTAATCTTAAAAATATATCTTACTACTTGTTTATACTAATACGCGAACAAAAAAATTTTTTTGTTTTGATTTTAGTAAAAAATTTTAGGGGTGTAAGACTAATTTAAAAGATTAATTTCCTAATTGTGGGTAAAAATAAACGGCGACCGAAGTCACCGCTTATGTTGGATGAGCCTTGTGAGCTCGTGGATTTAGCCCTGAATCTGAGCGAGGAACTTCTGCTTTTCTTCAGGAGTGAGAGAATCGAGGAAGCTCTTGACGGATTCGACGCTCGGCTTACGGGTACCGGTAGCACGGACACCGTCGAAGATCGCCGTGATAATACCAGCGGCAGAACCGATGGATTCGCCACGGGCCTTGATGGAGCCGTTAGACACACCAGCCAGGTGGACGAGGTCGCCACGGGTCAGAGTCGGCTTGTCGAGGATTTCGGCAATGCGCTTGACAGCTTCGTCCTTGATGCGTGCCCTAAGGGCTTCGTCGACGTCGTTGGTGAACACGTGAACTTCGGCGGTTACTTTTTCGTCGAGATTTTCATCAGCCATTTTATATTCTCCTATGGGTGATTAAGTGATTAAACAAGAAATTTTGAAGGCGTTTGCCTACTTAAATAACAATAATAACAAGAAAAAAAATCCAAAATTTCGGCTTTATAATAAAATTGTTCACTTTGGAATTATATATAATGCCAAATTGTTACTTGAATATGACTATAGCAAATGCAAAAGACCGTGCTAAATTTAGGACCAGCCCAGCCTGGCAAATGTTACGCCGTTACATCTGCGGTACACGCAATATGACTTGCGAGTTCTGTGGTGTCAAGTATAAACGTATGAGCGATCTCAACATACATCATATGTATGAAACCAACTACGATAACCTGGCACAGAACAGGTTTCTACTACTCTGCAAGACCTGCCACGAGTTTATACATAAGAAGTATAAGTCGCCGCTGCTCGCAGAGAAGCACCTGTTTGGTCGCAAGGACTAGCCTTCGACGATCGATCCGGCCCTTACCATCTCGCCGAGCATAACGGGATCGTTGACGATGAACATCAGGCAGTCATCGACGGTAGCCACTTCGTACTCGCGTGCGCCTTCGGTAATCAGTATCCTGTAACTAATGGTTTGACCTTCGAAATCACACTTGCGATAACGAGTGAGGTTGTAGCCCACATCGCGCAGAGCGTCGACTACGTGATCGATAGATTCAATGGTGCTGTGGAAATAGTATTCCTTATTGTTTTTCATAGTGTATTCCTTGTTATAGAGCAACAGTGCTCTGCCAGACACCACCTACGGATGATGCCTGTGCGGGGAACTGATACTACTTGGAGCGTTTGCGTTTGGTCTTAAGCGCTGCAAGACATTTATCGCGATTCTCGAGGAATACCTTAATATCTGCCGCGAGTGTATCATCGTTTGTCGACTGTTTGATCGGTTGCCCGTTAGCTGCTGCGAGCAGCGCCTGCTGAAGCGACTGTTTATGTTTGTACTGCTCGCGGGCTTCGGCGAGTTTCGCATAACACCTGGCAAGACTTTCATTACCAAGTCGCTCGAGTAACTTAGCGGCAGCTGACGCCAAGTAAACTTTTATAGGTGTCGATCCGTAATCGTCAATGGCGATCGCTTCGCCCTTGTCGGCGAGCACTTGTGCCTGGTCGTCCGTCAATCTATACATAGTGGTACCGATTATCTTCTTGTTAAAATCGGCATCCGCTATGCGTTTCCGTTCATACTCCCAGTTATTACGGACATAGTATAAAGAGTCCGGTTCCGCCTTAGCATAGTCAAGAATTTCTACATCGTCGGTAGTGCAATCGATCGTGCTATTACGGATTTCAAATCTCGCGCGGTTAGCCCAACGGATAAATGTTGTAGACATAGTAATCTCCTATGTAAATAAATAAATGATGAATAGCGCGATGCTACCGATGATGGTACACAACGCGCCGACGACGAGCCACGCACAGCACGCAGCCAATGTAATACGAAGTATCATAAGTGGCAGTCCCCTTTAAGAGTACCGAGAAGATACGACGAAATGATCTGCGATCGTTGCTTACTCGTGGTGCGCGAATAGTGTTCGTACCCAGGCCTGACATGGACTATGTTATCGTACTCGATAAACGCCACAACGGTTTTATACGACTTAACCCAGATACCTTTCGGTGTCCAGGCACACCACGCCTGACAGTGCCTGAACCGACGCCAGGTAAGACCGACGGGCGACCAATCTTCGATTTTCATAAGAACCTCCTTAAGTGGTTTACTGCATAGTGTAAGTTATCTGCAAGCTTGCAGAGTTCCTTGAACCGCTCGGTCGATTGTACCCGGCGGTCTGTGATACGATCCATTACGGTAATGTAAACGGTCTTAGTCTTCTTGTAGACCGCGTGAATATCGTTACTTCTGATCTTCATAGAATAACCTCCACGGTGTAGTAGTGTCTATGACGCGGACGCATCTTGTGGTACGTATCGCACTCACGACGGCCGGCGGCGCTGGCCTTGGCCATATCAGTCGCGTGCACTAAGGTAACTTTGTTAGAATACCCGTCTTCGAATATAGTAATTTTGTAAGTCATTCAATAACTCCTAAGGCACGGAGCTGCGGCCCCCACGCCAGATATACCATCATCTTCTCGGCACCGACCACCTTATCAACTTCGCCGTAGAACGCACCCTTGGTCATAAGGGCACGATGCTCGGCAGTAGTCAGTTGCCTAACAGTCACGCGATCGTTCGTGTCGTACTCAATACTACCGTTTGGTAACAGGTACACAACGCCACCGAAGTCCCATCTAATTCTGAACATTTATACTCCTTTGAATGTTGTGAGGAAGGTATATACCTGGCGGGCGTACTCGCTTGTGTTAGGTATATCGCACTTCTGCAAAATCTTACGGCACGCCTCCACACTGAGAGGCTTTGTCGGCGGTCGCTTCAAGATCACTTGCATCACGCACAATACCGGTACACGGTATGCTTGCGGTACAAGCTGCAAGACGGCCGCCATATAGTCTGCATCAGATTCATCTTCAGGCGGTGCTACAAAGAGTTCATCTTCCGAGAAGGCTTCATCAAGCCCTCGCGACCGATCGATATACTCTTGTGTCTTAACAGCCACCGCTTGCTCGATGAATGTGGGCTTGGTTACCCAATTCCAATGCCAGCCTAGTGCTTTTACAAAGATATACTCCGCGGCTTGTGCTTCGTTGACGCTTGTGGCGCCACTCTCCGCGACTGATATATAGGCACGCGATATAGCGGACCACGCCTGGTCTGGCGTAAGCCCGTGTCGCATAAGGCGTTGCGCTATTTTAGTATAGTCAACCATATTACCCCGCACAACAATACAAGGTAGCCGCTACAATAAGGCAACATACAATACCACCACATATGTCTGCGATGTGCTGCCACTTCCGGTATTCGTGCCAAGAGCGGAAACCCTTGGGCGTGTATTCATTAAATTTCATAGTAATACTCCATTGGTTTGTTGGGCACAAGTGCCCCGCTAGACGCCACTCGTGATGACGCCTATGCGCGATACTTACTCAGCGGTGCCACTTGGAACGGGCGAACTGCTCACGCTGCTCGCGATTCTCTTTAGCGGCTTTTACAATGGCTTCATCGAGATCGTTATGCGCTTGCTTCGCATTATATCGCAAGTCGAGCTGATTATTACACGGCATATAGTACTCCTTTGGTGTTTCAGGCAACATCGCCTGGCCAAACCCCACGCTCGCGAGGCTTGCGCTAGATGATGCTTACAGGCGATCGAGGTCTACATAGCAGCCTAGATCGTGAACGCCGCGGCGTTGCGACCATTTAGCATATGCTATGCGTACCCCATCCCGTTCAAGGTATATGTCGCAGACTTCAAAGTTTTCGGCACATTTGCGCATTAGTTCGCATATCGCACTTGGAGCGGGCGATACCGGTATAATACGCTCCCAATTCTTGAACGGAATCAAGCATTTAATGCGTAATTGCATAGTGTACTCCTAATGTTGGTATTTGCGGTAGTGCCCCAAATTAATGGGTACACTAGGTATATTATAGGCCGAGCAATTGTTTGCGTTTTTCGGGGCTGAGCTTAGCCAAGAAGGCACTAACAACGTCTTCGGTCAACGGCGTCGCACGGGCAACGGACGGCTTAGCAACGGGGCTATTCAAAATCTCAAGGTTAGATTTTTTCTCGGCCATAGACTTGATGGACGAATTACTAACTAAGCGGATGAACGCCAGCTCATTACGAGTCAGTTCGTCGACGGGTTTCGTGGCGAACAGTTCGGTCAAATACTTCTTATAAGTATCGACACATTCGTTCACGAAGTTTTCGGCGTCGTTCAACATACCATTATTGTTTACAGTCAACATATTATTATCCTTTCTATGTTATAGTACTTCGACATTGAAGCACTACTGCAAACACCAGGTACTAGCGATCGGTAACGGGAACATATGCAGTCCCGACTGATTTATATGACATATAACGGCACTTAAGCGCGTTATAATAATGTAACTAATATACTAATTTGTAACGTACCAGCCTGTTGAAGACTTGTTATCAACTACAACAACAAATTTATAAAAAAAATTTGGCTTTGGCCATGCTTTTGCCAAAAATTTATATTATATATTACTTACGGAAATATTATATTTATGTTATTTGTTACAAGATCATTACATATATATTACAAAATTGTTATATATTAATTTATATGTAGTGGATGACATTTTCTGACACAATAATTTGTTAGTAATAATTTGTCTGTAGATACAATTTTGGCGTCATATTTTGACATATCACGTACAAATTAATCGTGACGGATTTTGACAATTAATTTATTAAAAATTAATCGTACAAATTATACATATATATGTATATTATTATATTATTACATATATATTATTATATTATTACATATATTTGCCATATATTTTGCTATATATTTGCTATATATTTGTTACATATATGTTAAGGTCTTACTATAAATATATTATATACAGATTACACGCCTAACACAATTATAATAATATTATAATATAAATATAGGGAAATTATAATATTGGATTTATAGGATGGGAGGGGAGGGGTAATCGCAATCGGGGTGGGGTGGGTAGGTCTGTAAGTTTTGGTACAGTACACTCTTGCCATTTTGGTATATCTAGTACTTTTGGAACAATTCTAATATACCACTTTGTTACTTGGATATGGATAATGAATTCACTCAAACACCGGAAGAAACTACTCAAGTAGAACCTTCTGTGGAACAACAAACGGAGACCACTACTCCCTCCCAAGCAAATTCGAGTAGTGAGGAACAGCGAGAGCCCAACGAACGGGTTACCGTTGCTCAACACAATAACGCAAATGCTCAACGCAGGATTCGTAGCCGTAACGCTATGAGCCGCCGCATCGCTGAACTTGAAGCCGAAATCGATCGCCTTAAGGGTAAAGATGACGACTACTCGAAGTTTAGGACTAACCAGCTGACAGACCGCATAGATGATATGCGTGCCATCCAAGCGGATGATGAAACTAATGCATTCATCGAGAATGCTCAGCAGTGGTTTGGTGCGGATACTGAAAAGTTCCTGCAGGACACTAGCCGCTACGCCGCCTATGTCAATGCCAATGAGCCAGACCTCCTCAACTATGCCCAGCGTGAATATGGACCGATCCTCCTGCACGAATGGTATAAGCGTATGGACAATCCGCAGCTCCGTAATCAGTGGTTGCAGATGACGCCATATGAAAAGAATATGGTTCTCCACAAGTACTATTCAGACATTTCAAAGATCGTTGCTGCTGTGAATAGCGGTGTCCTCAAGCAGCCGCCGGCTCCGAAGGATGTACCTATTCCTGGTAGCGGTCGTCAAACTCCTAGTCCCGAACCCTCTGACGATTTTGGCGTAGAATTGCAGAGAGCTATGGGACGCCATACAAGAAGGTAACTTATGCCTATGAATCACAATGCTGGTCAGCAGGTCGTCAACGCCCGTTTGATGTCTGAAGTGGCCATTCAGTTCAACATTGGTGCCGATATCTTTGGTAAGGGTAACCGTACCATCGAATCCAAGCTCGGCTCCGAAAATATGTCCGGTGACACCGTGATGGTGCCTGTTTACGGTGGTGGCGAAACCTACCGTAACCTCGACCTCACTCAGGTCAATCCGGAAGACCTCGCCGTCAAGCGCGATGCAGTGCCGGTGCGCGTTGGCCCGTATACCACGGCCGCTACCGTTACGCAGGAAGACTTGACGCTTTCTCTCAAGAACCCCGAGTTCCTCGCCAAGCGCGTTGCTCAGATGGCTCTCGATGTGCAGATGGATGCCGTCAAATGCCTCGAACGCGGTTCTCTGAACTCCACCGTTATCAACCAGGGCGATATCATCAGCGCCGGCGGCGAAGAATGTGCCTTTGCCGCTCGTAACAAGGTGTACGACCTGTTTGCCCTTTGCGAAGCTTCTAAGTTCGCAGGCGATGTGTACGGCGTTATTCATCCGATGGTGTGGTCGAAGCTCATCGCCATTTTCCAGGGTAAGTACGCTCCTAACCCGCGTATCGGTGAAGACCTGTACAAGAACGAACTCGGCGAACTTGCCGGTATCAAGTGGAGTAAGACCGAACTCCTCAAGACCATCGCCGCTAAGGACATCACTGGCGATACCACTATCGGTTTTGACTTCAGCGCTCTGTTCGCAGCTTATGCCGATGCAAACGGTAATGCTCAGAATATCGAAGCTCCGGTGTCTGTACCCGGCGTGATGATGTTCCCGGCTGGTACCGGTATCACGGTTGCCAACTACTTCCCGGCTACTGGCAACAAGGTGGGCGATCTTTCTCAGCCGTTCTATCTTAAGGATAGCAACGATGAGTTCGTTGTGTCTACCGACATCTTCGGCAATCCGACTGGTCGTCCGGCAACCTTCCGTCTGCGTGCTACGGCCGTGACCGCCGGTGCTGTGACTGGCGCAGTTCTCGCCGCTCCGTTCTTCTTTGAAGGACCGCGCCAGAACGTGTACCACTCCACCTACCTGCCGTACGATGCGAGCGACCCGACCTCTGGTCAGATCTCTGGCCTTTCCGCCGTGAATGTCTTGACTGATGGTAAGAACTACCTCCAGCCGGCAATCGTGTGGAAGAAGGACGACTTCCTGATCGCCGCCAAGGGTCTTGAGAAGTACTTCGGTTCCGACTCTCTGACCGTGCCGACGCGCTATGCCGATAAGGGCTACCTCCCGATTCGTGGTTGGTGCTTCACTCTTCCGATGAAGTCCCAGACAGTCTTCCGTACCGACGTGCTTCTCGGTATGGAACCGTTCCTCCGCGTGTCGATGAACGCTCTGTACATCGAAGCCTAACTTGGTGCCGAGGTAAATGGCCGAATACCTTTCCTTTGGGTGAGACCGCTGACAGACCGGGGTAATAGTCTGTCTAATACACAAACACAACATAGGAGATTTTATTATGGGTACTTGGAAGAAGATAGCCGAGGCGTTTGGCAAAGCGGCTAACCGGCCCGGCGCAACACCCGGCGGCCGTGACATTGTTTATAACTCTAATACTTGGCAGCATCGTCCGGGTGATGTTCAGCCACGCTATGACGATACGCCCGCTCAACGTGCTATGAAAAAAGGATGGCAAAGAGGCCGTGATGAATATTATGCCGCTCGCGAACTCGCTGACGAAAAAGGTCTCGACAGAACCGATCCTAAGGTTGTGGAACGGATGGCCGACGAAATCAGCGATAGGGAGTCTGACGCCGCCCTTATACATAATAGTGAAAAGGAATGGGATGAAGCATTTGCTCGACGCAAGCAGGGTGTCCGCGATTGGTATGGCAAGGACTATCCCCAGGATATGGCGGAAGAAGGTGCTGAAGCCTTTGAAAAGCAGTTGTGGGAAGTTGTTGACGATCTGAAGTCCAAGGGCGTATCTGCCCAGGATATCCTCAATCGTATTAAAGGAAACGACTAGCATTTACAGGAGCCGGCGATGGCTAACCATCAGGATAACTACACTTCGAATTTCGAAGGACAAGACCCTGCGGGCAACGCGGGGCTTTCCTTGTTTCTAAACGGCATAGAGTACACGTATCGTCCGTCTGGATCGGATACGACTGTATATGTTCCGACTACTGAACGGGTTGATTCGTCTGGTACAAGTATTCATACCACGATCCAGAGAGTTTTGGCCTCAAATGGTTATCCCGTGCTCACCTTTGGTGATGAAGAATATCAGTATATCACGACCGGCGGAACTCCGCTTAAATATGTGTTTATGTGCTTGTCCAATCTATCGACACTCAAGCGCCTCGAAGTAGATACAAGCACCGGTGTCATTTCAGCGAGTTCATCCACGATAGCAGGCGTTAATTATATCGGCCGTTCGGCAAGTGATATCTACACGAAGATCGTGAACACTTTCACCCAGAACAGACTACCCGTGATTGTCGACGATAGCAAGTATTACCAGTTATCGTATGCGCGGAACGGCGTGGTCAAATTCACGAGACTCGACGACACCGACGACTCGTTCCGTATCTTGTCAATAGACAGCAGTAACGTCATAACAGAGAGTACAATCAAGTGTACAGAGCTCCTGCGAATAACCAAGAGTGCCCCGGAAATTACCGGGCTGACGCAGGCAGAATACGCGGCGCTTTCACAGTATAAAACCGTTATTCTTAAATACGGTACCGGTTCCACCCAGCAATACGCCTATCTGGTCAGTATCGGCACAAACACTTGGTTTATCCATCAGTCGAACACGGGTTACGACCTGTTTACGGTCGCACCAGCGCCAACCGATCCTGACGACCCCGCGTCCACGCACGCGGTCACCAAGACGAGTTACACATATGGCTCGTCTGCTATGACTATGAAGAACTTCGAGGCCAGCGACGCTACCGATACCGTAAATGGGCATTCGGCATTCCCTTTGGATAACGACGAATTTTGGGTTATGGAAGACTGGGACGGCGGCTGGAACGCTCAATATGCATTCGTGGCGCCGAGTGATTCAGATAACAACTGTGTAGTACGGTTTGAAAACGTCACCTTTAACACTGCGTATTATCCGACGGGCTATCCTATCGAAATATGGAATCACTCCAAGGATGCCCAGCTCACTCCGCTGAGCGGTTCCATCACAGCAATGCAGAAGGATTGCTCGTATGAAATCCGTATCTACGGTGACAAGTACTATTGCTGCGAAGTATGGAACGCCCAGAACACACCTGTTACCGACGCCGAACTTCAGCACGCCATCGACACACTGCGGTCCCGTACTGTATTCGTAATTGATGTTGGTGAAATCTCCGGACAAGTGAACCTCAATCCGAATGGCACCGCAGCTTTCCTTGGGACACTATTCAGTCCATATATGGACTTCGATCTATCGACCAATACGAGTGTCGTATTCGATGTCGAGCAGATGGGTAACCAGGGAGATATGACGAACTTCGTCATTGCCATATACGAATTTGACGCCACGACAGGTGAATTCAACTGGGTCGCAAATACTGGTGATTTGGCTACGTCACTAGACTCCGCAGACCGTCGGCTTGGTCTTCATCACGCGAAGCTCCAACATCTGAAGCAAGATGCTCAACTTCTCGGTGGCAAGCTCTACTACGCGGTCGCGTGCGGTCATTGGAACGGTTGGGGCTTTGCTGGCAATACCTTTGCAACCACGCTTCACGCAAGTGTTACGCCGGCGTTTCAATGTGATAACCGTTCTGCGACAGTTGACCCGGCGACTCTCGGTACAGGGTCGTACGCAAAACTGTACGCGACCGACCAGTCCGACCCAACTAAAGTCGACTACTCTGGAATATCTGGTAATCGGATGTTCGTGGCGTTCACAAATACCACATTAAGTATCTAGTATGACACCCGACCTCTGGAAAGCCCTTATCGGTGCGATAGTCTTGTTACTGACGGCTGCGGCCGCCTATATCAAGATGCGCACCGATATTGATAAGATTAAGTCGGAACGCGCCGATACAAAAATAAAGCGCGATTCCGATAGTGAACAATTGCACGATCAATGTCAACAAAATACCTGGGAGATTAAGCGCTTAAAGGACGATGCGGAGAAACGAGATGCGATACTAGCGGAACTTCGGTTTCAAGTAAATGAATTAAACACTAATTTATTACTTGTATCAAAAGACCTCAAGTACTTCGGCGACGCCCTCAACAACCTGTGCAACCGGATAAATGTATCTGATAAATAAGAAATATATCTTTAAAATTAGTCTTACACCTTTGATTTTATATATATTCGCGCGAAAAAATAATATCATTACTATTTTTTAAAATAAATAAAATTTTAAGGGTAGTAAGATGTATTTTCAAGATTAATTTTCAAATTGTGAGAGTATTATGGCCGATAAAACGAAACTGTGGAAAGAGATTGTATCAAGTATCAGGCAGGTCTCACCGTCTGTTAAATCGTACTTCGACGATGTTGCCGATAAACTTTCGTGGCTGGATGACGATTTAATACAGTTCACTACAGAAGCACCGGGCGTTGATCCACGCGGCTCGAAGTTCATACCTCAATCACGAGAGGTTGTAATAGTCGGTAATAGTGTGCTGGACGCCGTGCGCAAGGCACGTCACGAAGGTAGTCATTTGTTAATGCACGATCTTGGGCAATCCGATAACTCGGTGCGGTCGTGGAATAATACCCCGGCTGAATTGCCGCCGGAATGGCGCGCTCAACCGGATTATACATATAAACATCCCGAGATTGTTTACCAGGTAGATGAGCTTCTTCCAAGACCTGGCCACGAACTCGATATGATAGAGCTGGAAGAGTATCTACCAAAGTATGTGCCGAACTATTACCGATTACCCGAATGGGCCGACGAAATTGTAAGGTCGTGGGCGAGCCATAGGACCGGCCAAAATTTCTTCGGACGATATGGTGACGAAGACATTAAGTTAGGACATCGTATTATTCAAGAGCGAGTCCCTCAAATAGCCGAGATAGTTGGTACCGAAAGTACTCGTAATTTATTAAAGGACTGGATGCCGTTACTTGACGATGCCGTAAATACCAGTGTACGATAAAAGCCCAGGGATTGTTTCCCTGAGCTTTGTTCTATTTAGGCCAACCTGGATTCTTACTACAAGGTCTGGCCGGATAGCAGTTATCAAATCTTCGGCATTCCCAGCAACTATCCGGTAACGACTTCCGCCACTCATTCCATTTAACTGTATCAATACCAGACGTTCGTCTAACCTTCGGAGTCGATGAATTCCGTTGTACGGTACTTATAGCATATATTGGGTCGAGCGGTGTGGCTTCTTTGTCCGCGTTACTAATCATAAGGTGCTACACTCCGTTTCGGTTGATGCTGATTTATGATTTCCATACGCTGCATACGCCTACACTTAAAGGCCTTCGGACAGGTTTTATTGTGTGGGCATCTTAGACATAACTCTGGCATATAGCTCCTTTGCTTGTTCGTCGGTTAATACATTAGACTCCACTATTGTAGAATCGTCAATCTTCGATCGCGAGTATACGACGATATCGTTACCCACGCAGAATAAATTTGTCATAGTGTACCATTGTAAAGTAATTTGACCAATGATGTAAACACGCCAAGCATAGCCGTTGCCGTGCGCCTCGCCATAACGCGGTTTTGCACGGATTAACTGAACCGCAGGCTGCACAAGTGTTGAGTGTTTTCCATAGTTCTACGGCCATATCGGTGTTCGGCCCGTGAAGCCGCTTAATTGAATCGAGCTCGGCGTCTTGTATGTATTTGAAGTCGTATATGCGGACTCTGACTTTATAGTGTCTAGCAACATCATACGCCAGTGCTCTATCGTTGAATGTAAAGAACTTACAATAGCAATCAACACGGAATATCCCATCAGGCGCACGGTCTTTAGTCCATTGGACCGCATATACTCTACGTGTTTTGAACCTATCGGCGAACATTAGTAAATCGCGTTCAAATTGTATCGCCACTTTAGTACCAGGTGGTTCTTTATATTCAAACTGTACTGATGGTGGAATAAACTTGTTGATCGATAATTTAATCGGAATCATATCTCGTTCCTCACGAATAAACTGTAGGTGACCGATTTATCCATAGCCTTTACCAATTGGGCCACCGCGGGGACACTACGGTAAATCTCCAGTTGTGTCAAGTCCGCGCTATTACCAATCAGGATACAGCCATTGGTATCCTTAACAGCGTTTCCGCTATGAATACGGATGCCGCGGTTCTTGGAAACCTTATCGCTCCAAATAAGCGGAAGATCTTTCTTGAACTTCGGAGAGTGCGTGAGCTTCATCCAGTGAGCACCTGAAGGAATCATCTTCCCGAGGTTTTCAATGGTGTAGTACACCCCGAGGTTCCACTCGTAGTCAATGAGTACACCCATCACGGTGTCCCCTTTTACTTTGTATCTAATGAGTTCCATTACTTGTCCTCCACCTTTATCGTTCCTGTGAATCCGCAGTCACGAATGTCTTTTTCGAGTTGGAGCACGGACATCCAATCGTTTCTTGTATAACCTCGCCCGAGCACATAGGCATAGAACCTGTCGCAGTCTTTTGCGATATGAATCTCGTCATTATACGTTTGTGCATTTTCAATCACTTCAATCAGCAGTATGGGCGGTTTCATCTTGGTACCTCCAGTTCCATTCCTTTATACTTAATTGTTGTCATTGTTAATCTCCTTGATTGGCTTGTACATAGCAATAGTATGGTTTAACTTCGATTCAAAATATTTTCGCCTGAGTTCCCCGTCCTTCAGCGCGTTGAATAATCTATTATTTTGTGCTTGTAGGTCTTTGTGCATCATCTGCCAATAGTCGCTCCATCCTTTCCACGAACGCCATTTTGCAAAAGTAAGTCCGAGCAAAGGAAGTACCGCAGACACGGCGATCATGATACCTCTGATAAAGATTTCGTTTTCAGTCATTTTGTCTCCTCGAATTTATTAGCGAGCTCCACCCACTTACGATGATGTCTTACGACGCTTTGTCTGTGCTTGTCGTCTACACATTGGTAATAGACAGCAACCCAGTAACTAGCCATCGCCAGGCACCGCTTGTACTTGTGGTGGCGAGTTTCTGCAAGTTGCTCGTCTTTGATGAGGTTTTCAGTCTGCAAGCGGTCGCAGGCTTCCTGGTAGTCCGCTTTCAGTTCCGCAATAACCTTGTCGGCTTCGTACTTGAGGTAAAATTCTTCATACTCATTATGTCTTAATTCGTGGTGATATACTTTCAGTTCGCTCATTTGTTACTCCTTTAGCCAGGTTAAGGCCAGTGTTAATACGCCCGCAGCCAACCAATAGGTGGCCATACGGGCATTTCCTTTGACAATATACGGCACGGACGCCGTAAAACTCAATAACATTTGAATTGTGGGGACAATCTTCTCCACGATTACCCCACTACAATACAGTCATCGGCGCCGACAACCGGAATACCATATGTCTTCATAGAATCGCCGAGGAACTCTTCGATAAGCTCAATGCTATTAAACGACTTGAACTGCGCGCGTTCGAGGATGATACCCGTCTTGGACTTAAGTTTTCTACTGATGGCGTCCAATTCAGTCAATCGTTCGGTAAACCGCTTAATCATCGTCGCTTCCGGCACATCACATTCCATATACGATCCATCGCGTGCTACTTCAAACGAAACATCGTCAAACCACGCCTGGATGGTAGTCGCCGCATAGTTGAGCTGCTCGGGCTTGGCTTCGGCGGACAGACGATACAAGTCGATACGTGAGCCGTCGCCTTGGCTTGCGATGAAAGCCTCAGGCATCATCTTGATACTGAATAACGCGCGAAGTACAGGGTTACGAAGCGAGCCGAGAACGATCTGCTGCGGTTTGATGTTCAGCGGTTCAAAGTCATCATCGTGCAGAATAAAGTTCAACAACGAGTGAGCCATCTCGGTTTTGATGCGCCTAGCACTTCCGTCAAACATATTGCCGAAGAACTTGTCAAGATACTGCTGACTATGACAGAACCTCGTAAGCATCGCGTGCAACAAGTTGCTACAATGGAAGTTCTGAAGCCGACGCTTAATACCACTATCTTCAAAGTAGATGTACTTGTTACTACTGATGATGAAGTTCTGATAAGTGTCGGCGACTACTGGGTCAACGCCCTTGCCTTCGTACTGAAAACGATCACGACCCGTCATAGACTTCATAATGCTCTGAAGTTGCTCGTTCATTCCGGCACCTTCGAATTCACTAATAGACACGAGCCGTTTGCCCATAAGGGACATAGTGAAGCGAAGTTGTTGAGGTGCGAATGCGGTAAATGTGTCGCCAAACATCGTCTGCAATACGGATACGAGCTTGGATTTGCCATTACCGCCTGCGTCGAAGTCGTTGAGATACAGAATAATTCCGGTTGCACTATCTGGGAACCTCACCATAAAATGAATTACGCGATACAGTTGTTGCCATTCTTCGGCACGGCCACCCGCACACAAGAACAAGAGCAACATAGCCCTACGAAGGCTTTCGTCGTTGATGAAGTCTGCATTAGGCTTGGTCATCTGGGCACAGACATTACGGTACATTTTATCGTCACGAACAAAGAAACCATATGGATCTTCGTCCCTGAACGATGAAATAATATTAATGCGCTGAAGGTTTGGGGCGAGTTGTTTCCAGACACCGTCGTACGGCGGTTCATACGGAAGTTCCGTAATAGTACCAAAGCCGTCAAACTTTTCAGCGCCACCAATTTCATTGATACGGACCGCGCTGAGTTTTGCCGCGATGATGCGTTCGTCGGCTTCAAGACCGTCGAGAGGAAGTGCATCGGCCGAGCAGTTATTGGTCATAGGTATCAGTCTGAACTTACCATCACGGTTACGGTAGACGTGATCCCTGATATACTCAATCTGCTCATCAGTAAATGTCAGAGGCGCTTTGCTCCGGCGTTCGCCGAATGCATTCAGCACATCTTCTTCAGACACGGGCATATCGGCATAAATACCGAGAATCTCAACCTGGGTCTTGTTCTTCGCGACCTGCTGCATAGCCGCGACAATGTCGTGGTATACTTCGGTTGGAGTACGATGTTCGAAGTCGATCTTGGAGTATACATACTTCTGCGACTTCATAGGCATCTGCGCAAGTATTGTTAATAGTTTATCGAGTACCATTTAGATGAAATCCCTTTGAATGAGGTCTTTGAGAGATTTAACGCCGCGGCGCTGAATCTTTGATAAGTGAGTTTCGCAGAGGTCGGGCCGGCCCCACAGCCACAGTTCCGCATCGAGATCGCGTCTGTATTGACTGAGGTCGATGTACTTGGCGTACTTTTCAAGTTCAGGCATATCCTGCGACCAAACACCAAACCTGGCCTTGATGGCGCCACTCTTGCGGTCGATAAGTTCACGGCTGAAACTGATAGGCACGGCATCCGGACAGTCTTCGGTAGTCCACATAAAGTAGTAGTTCTTCCAACGCATAGGTTCGTTGTTAATCATTGCATACTTACTTGCGGCCGATCTGTGATACTTGACAACAAAGTCTTGCCACGGATGTTTGTCCCACACAAGCTGAGGTTTATCGCTAATCACAGACCTGAACAAGCAGTCGTACATAGCGATATTTGAGTTCTTGTTGGTGATATCGGCATAAGCTTGGCCTTTACCACTTGTAACCTGGCCATTCTCGTCGTAGATGATATAGTTATTAACATCGCGGATATAGATTTCCGGGATATATTCCTCTTCAAGAGTAAGCCCGTACTTATCTTTAAAGTAGTCAATCATATCGCGACAGGCCTTGATATTTGCTTCGCCGCGGACAAATACCGAGTCGGTATTAATCTCCAACAGATTTTCGAACTCAGGGCAGGCAAACGCAAGTTCACTAATCAAGAGCTGACCGATATAGCACATAGCTTCGCCGGCCGCCGGGTCGAACATAACATTGTACTGGGCACGCATTCTCAAGGCACCAGTCGGAGCATTGAGGAATAGCTTTAACGCACGGTCGACATTTATCAGCATAGGATCGCCTTCCTTCTTATGCTTGACTTCCAGACGATAGTCGCGTTTTTCGGCGTAGATATCGTTGGCGCTCTTGGTCTTGAGTAACTGCCAATGGCCGATGATAAACGCATACATACTTGCGAAGTCGAATGCGTATATGTTTTTATAATGACCTTCACGAATAAAGTGGGCACCGCCACGGCCGTAGCTAATTCCTTTGTAGGTACCATCAATGTTGGCAGTCGGATTCTTAGCGAAGTAGGCCATAATTACTTTCACATCGAGCGGTACCTTGAAGTCATTCAGGTCAAACAACTTGAGAGGCTGAACTTCTTTTGGAGCAATCGGCTGATAAGAGTGATAAATAATACCACCGCAAATAGCCTGAATCTGTTGGTCAAATGATAGCGGCATATCTGCTGGCCACCACTTGAACAATTCACGAACAGCGAGCAGTGTCGTACGGTTTGCCTTGGGCGTATCCCAGCCGTATATCCAAAAGATTTGCATCATTGCATACACGTCGTATGCACAGTAGTCGTCGATGTTCTTCTTCATTTCGTCCGTTAAGTGTTCGTCGGGACTATATGGAAGTTCACGAATACGAAGGCCTTCATACATTTCCCACTGTTTCAGCGAGTATCGGAGCAAGCAGTTAGCGAATACATCGAAGTGTTTGGCAGACCACGCACGAACCTTATGACGACGTTTTACCAGAGGATTGTTGTGTTCATCGTAACTGATAAGTGCCTGGGCGTCGTGATAGATGAATTTAACAGGAATCGACGGAGCACGTTCGAGTTCGCTCTTCAGTTTTGCAAGTACCGGCAAGTCGAACGCCTTACCATTAAAAGACACGATATAGTCGGCCTGGTCAAAGTAATGTTCAATGATAGCCATTCTAGTACGATCGACACAGCCGCCGTTGTCTGTTACCGTAACACTATCAACTTCGGTCTTGGTATCGGTATCATACATTTTACCGACGAAACAAAAGTGTTCGCGATAGGTTTCAATATCGAAGCCTAGTAATTTCATTTAACTCTCCTTCGAGCTATGGTGGAACGATCGGTATAAATATGCGGGTTGAGACAAATAAGCACCCAATTTGTGCAGCCCAGGTCGTGCGCGATACGGTTGACAATAACGATATCAGACTTACCCGCGCGCTGAACATCCAACGAACGAGATACTACATAAAGTTCATCGCCGTGGAGTTGCCAATAACACAAGCAACATTCCTTGTTGAAGATAATGTTCTTACGGGATAGACGGCGCTTGCCGTTATTAATCAGTGAATGGACATTCAGAGATTTGTACGCATTATACAGATCGTCATCATCGCCATACAGTCGAGCCTTCCATTCGTCGGACATATCCTTACCGTCGAAGATTAATCCATACTCGGCATCTTCCAATTCACGGTTCTTTAAGTGATAGTCCTCGAGAGTTTCGTTTGTTATCATCAGTCTTTCGCCGACGATACATTCGCCACGAGGCGACATTAGGAATCTGCCTTTGGGCGCGTCGAGGAAGTCTTCTCGCCATTTGATATATTGCTTAAGGTTCATAGTACCTACCGTTTGTGAAAGTGTTATTACTTTCTAATTAAATAACAATTTTTAATTTGTTATATTTTCCAAATTTATCTTACATTTAAATTGAAAATTAGTCTTTATCTACAAATAAAAAATTAAAATAAAATCGTCCATATTTGAATTTTGAGGCCTTAAAATTTTTGGCTATACATTTACACTAGACAAAAATAAAACGGGTTTTTAGGCCCGTTTCTGTTCAAAATAAAGCATAATTTTATTGTAAATTGAAGTCGATTTCGTATAATTGGAAACGAACGTTATCGCAGGTACCAAACTCTATAAGGAACGAGTTACCACTGCCACAGTTTCGCCATATCATACGCCGATCGTTTTTGCCAGGTGAACCTAACGAACGATACAGATATTGACCAAAAGTCATACCACGATCGAGCGACATTCGTAGGTACATTCGACCTCTCTGAAGATCGTATGAGGCACCCGTATCGCATACAACTTCTACTTCTCGGACAATCACGCGGCCTGGTAATTGCGTAAACAGACCTCGGATGTAACGAAGAATTGGTGTTCCGTCGATATGCAGACGACCATTAGGGTTCTGTTCAATCAGTTCGCCGTAGATACTTATATCGTATTGACGGCCATTTGAACACAAAGCTGACCATACCGCAAAGTCGTGGTTGGCGATATACCGGTTCTCATAAGTCCACCATTTGCCCGTTTTGGTAACAGACAAGCCAGTGGTGAAGTCCGGTCGACCGTTCTCGTCATAGTTGTACACTACAATAAGGCTGCTGTCGCGGACTGCGAGAGGCCTGATTATTGCGGCTTTACCCATTAGTCGGCGTTCAATCTCATCATTGGATATCTTTTGGATAGTTCCGCCTTGAGAAATCGCGCCGATAAAGTCGTTGTGGTAGGCATCTTTACAGATGAGATACATCGTGTCAGCGACAATACACGGAGAACGCCCGCCGTAGTGGAGTGTTGACATTGTATTATGCTGAATAGGCGCATCTTCGGTAAAGGTGTTTGTCCATATCTCAATGGACGTATCGTTTAAGAAATACAACTGACCTGCAAAAGCAACCGCGTCTTGGAGTACCGCACTGGATGCGGTAGACACATAGGCGTGCGGCATAAATACGTAACTATTATCTTCACGATAAATCTGATACGGAACATATTTGCCAAGGTTATCGACCCACGAAGGAATTATCCAACGATCTGGACGAATAACCGACAGACGAACCGTGTTCTTGTTGCGTTGAGTACACACCAGACGGTTCTCGTACCAGGTGATCGTAGCAATATCTACAAGATTGCCGACATAGTTGGTACGCAGAGGATCCCAGGTACCATCGTACATCGGTGGCCACCATCCATAGCCGTAACCCGACTCAGCACCAGGCGTAGAGTCTGCCCACTCGATATTGTATTCGTCAGTACGATTATAGTTAGTGAACTCACCAATGGGCAGTAAGTTCATAACATAACTTCTAACACGCACTTGATATTCGGTTTCTGTCAACTGACTAATGACAGCCGATGGCAGCAGGTTCTCGGTGTTCCAATAGTACACATACTTACCATCGCAGACAAAGACCTGTGACGGAATTGTAGCGGACTCACAGAATGTTACTTCTCGGATATCGCGAGTATTTGCGGCGATGAACTCGGCGTCAGCGCCTGCACTCCAGGCAGACCTCACCGGCGCGCTATTCCAATCCAGGCCATTCCAAGCAAAACGACATACGCGCTTGTTAGTAGCAACATATACATTTCGTTTGGAGTCAACAAAGGACTGAATAACGCGTTCACCGGGTGTTATATCGATACGGGCGGAAGTGAGTTTCTCGCCATAACGGTCAATGCACGAGTTATCAAGCGGTATCATATTTACATAGTCGGACACCGCGATACCATCGTGAAACGATCTAATACCAGCAAATTCTTTTACCTGCATACACGGACTCCAAGATACGGGCCTTCTAACCAATCGCGATTATGGATGAGGTCGTGGATATGTTCAGCGACATTCACACCGTGTAAAGGCTGAGTATGGTTCTTCTTCAGCAAGTTGTATGATGCAGAAGCCTGTTCGTGCATAGCAGCGAGTGTAGCCACACCATATACAGTAGCCAACTGCTCGGCAGTAATATCAATCAGGAACTTTTTGAACTTAGGCGGAGCAACGATTTCGCCTGCGTGAGATTCGTCACGGTTGATAATCTGCAATGGCACGGGCATCACAACGATCTTCGGTTGTGCAGTACCTTTGAGTAATACGATAATCTTATCATCGTACTCTTCAATGGCATAAACACCACCGAGTCCGCGCGGAATATTAAATAACTGCTCGAACTCGTCGCGATAGACATATGTATATGGGGCACGAGAACCCAGTTCCATAACACTATCGACACGCATCGCCGGGAAGTCAATATTCTCAGGCCGGATAACACAAGCAGTACTATCGGTACCTGCTACGAGTTTTGTGTCCAGTGACCACATCGCCACGGTCAGTCCTTCGCCGAAGTCGTCTACCGGCCAGTCGATACTCCACCCAGGCCGAAGTCTATCGAGTTCTTCAGTCCACTTGCCGTTTACAAGATCGTAGGCGTTATACTTGGAATACCCAATTACCACCAGGTTATGTTCCGGGCGTAAGGGTTTAAGAATAATACGGCCGGCCTCAGGCGTATATACTCGTGAAGTAACCGTGATATCCAAAGTTCTATCACAGTTAATTGCGGGCAGGATTTCGTTTGCAAGAATGTTGGCGCCCGCGTCCAAAATGTCGGGCGGCATATCGTCGCGACTGAACGACGAGATTACGCCGCTCTTAAAAGCGGCCGATTGGACTATATCGGTTACTAGCATATCCACCTCCATACTTAGGCCTAGAAAGACCCGTGTTAATATCTTGTTGTTTGGCCACATTCTGCATATGGCGTTCGCGTGTTTGAAGGAATGTAATACCCTGCACAACGGAGTCCACGATATCGTCGTGTTGTCCGTGCGGGAATTGAATAAACTGCGACTGAACTTCGCTCCATACGAAACCTCTGAGTGTGAACTTCACATTCATACTATCAAACAGATACTTGACAAGGTTTGCTCTCTGGAGTTTATCCTTGGTCGGCGAAGTTTCCAATATACCGTTCATTTCACGGCGCAATATCTGAGCCGCGGCGACGCCATTGGCCTTCGCTTCAAACAATATCGGTACATTGTTTCCATAACGGCGGCGTAGTTCTCTAATCTTCGTGCATAGGTTTGTAACATCGGCGTGGAAGTTCAGAACCTCCATAACATAGTAGTCAACGCCATTTGTACCAATAACGGAAATTGCATTGAAGTCCGAACGGGAGTCGCTCTTCAAGGCGGCGTCTACACTGATAACCAGGCGCAGCAACTGAAGTGCCGGACGATCTTGGCTGATGATGAGCTTATGGCGTTCAAACAAGTTACCAATATCATCAAGCGGAACCTGGAGATACTGCGCGTTATAGGTGAACGGATCGTTCTTGTAGGTTTCGATTTCAGCAAGCGGTAATCGTTCGGGACATAAGGCGGAACCATCCGGCTTAATTGCGGGGAAGTTTGCGTGTACCCACTTTTCGTTTGAGCCGCCCACTAACAAGAACCCGGAGAGATCATTGGCGGCGATTCTCTGCTGAATTACCAGAATCGGAACCTCTGGGTTATTGATACGGTTACGAATAGTAGAAGTAAATATAGCATTTCGTTTGGCCAATACCTTCGGCGAAGTTCTGTCAGAAGGCTTATTAGGGTCATCCAATACGAGCAGGGTAGAACAGCCACTACCGGTAATGTTGTTACCACTGCCACGCGCAATAATCATACCGGTTGCGTTATTAGTCCATTCGGTCTTACCATCGTTCTTAGCGCGCATACGAAGCGCGTTAATATCGAAGCGGTCCGCCAACCACAAGAGAATATCCTGGATTTCGGAGTTCTTTCGAGCGACGAGTGACGCATCGTACGAAACATACATAACAGTACTTGCCGGGTTATTTAAGAACAACCAGGCGATGTAGTGCTTGATGATTTCAGTTTTACCAATTCGCGGCGGCGCGTTGATAATCATTCGCTTTGAGTCGTTGAGATGCATTAGCATATCAATCAACTGCTTGTGGAAGTCATAGAAGACAAATGGGGTCTTATAAATGTGCATAAAGCAATAGCCTATGAAGAACATAAAGTTCTCCTTGCACATTTTAAGCTCCAGCTCTAATTGGGTCATTAATCGGCCTCCACTGTGACAGCTTGGTCATAAACGACTTCGCTCATCGTTGCGGTCGAAATGACGTGCGTACCCAGATTCATCGTAGCGGAACCGAGGTCCATACTAGTCAGCGTGATATTTACAGTACACGCCGGGATAGTATATGTACTGTTCGAGCTCCATATGATACGGAGCCGTTTCAGTTCGCGGCCGAGGAACCAGGCCTTAGGAACCTGTATACGAACATTGACCAAAGGAATTCCAGCCAGCGATTGCGGGTCGGACGCCACCTCAAAGTTATATCCATTATGACCAATGCCAATAATATCAAGATCGGTGCCATATGTATTGAATATGACATTAGGCGGTAAATTAGAGTCAGTCAGTCCCGCGAAGTGGATCGTTGTATACGAGTAGTAATTGGGATTCTTTGGCATACAGAGTTTGCCATCCGTAATTGCAAATGGCATACACGAATAAGCATCAAGCACAGTTCTCGACCCAGAAAGTCCTTGCGGTACGATCTGTACGGGTCTTGAGCCTGTATTGACAAATACGCCATTAGTATTGATAGTGTTGTTCGCGGTTACGAAAATCTGATATGTGCTACTAATCTTCACAGCCTGGAACCCGGTCTGCGTAATATTCGCAGTACCACCGTCGCCAACCACTTGTTCGCGATACTGAATTGCGTTAGTCGCTTCTTTACCAACAAGCCACGCGCCGCCCAAGTGAATAGCGACGATACACGAGCCGGACTTAACCGTCGCCGTAATATCGCTACCGATGGTATGCACATCGATATCGTGCCCGGCCATATTGAATATGGTGATCGTCTGACCGTAGCGGCCGGTATACCTATCGAGTGAATAGGCCGTACCTGCACCAACTCTGAATACAATAGAGTTTGTCCATTTATCAATCGGCAGCTTAGTGGGCGTCAACTCATCGACAGTGAGCTCACCTTCGGCCCATACGCCTGGGGAGAACTCACCGCGCTGGATAAAGTCCGGGAGGTGCTGGTCACCATCGAGCGGGTTCCAAGACCACTCGCCATCGTAACTATAAATAGTACCGATCTGATTTGGCGTAACAGGCTGTGAACTGCTCGCGCCAACTTTTACGATAAACTGAGCGCGTTGTGCTAAGGGATTTCCCTGCATCACTTTGATGATGGCAGACTCCCCAACGGCGAGTGCTCCAACAATTTGAGTACCTTCGCCGTAGAATACATAGCCCGCGTCGTTCGTCCATACCGAAGTACCGATGGGGATTTCGTGTTCCGTTCCTTCTGCATCAATTTCAATGAAATTTACAGGCTGCGTAGGTGTCGACAGACTGAACGCCTGAAGCACGCAATTACGGTACATAAAACGATGAGTGTCAACTACCGGTTTTGTCATCGGTCATAATCCTTAAAAGGTTTAAGTTCCAGCCAGTCTTTTATCTTAGACGGCATTTGTTTCCAAGTGTCAATTATGTCGAGATACGCGCCGTGAGGGACTCGTAACAAGTCCAATGGATGGTGAGCCATCACTTCTCCGAGCTTGTTGAGGTTCTCGTCGCCTTGATAGAATACGTCACGAACACCCCCCAGGTCTTCTACAATATCGACACCTATCCCTGTAACAATCTCAGGCAATACCAATTTACCAAATCTAGCGGCCGGGGCAGACCCCAAGACAACGGCGTCGGCAAGTGTGCCAAGCGGATGTTTCAGCTGATACTCAAGTGCATCGCCTAGTTCACGGGCGTACTTATGCGGTAGACTTTCCTCGTACGCATAATCGTCCGCGGGTATTTGCGGTAGACTTTCCTCGTACTCATAATCGTCCGCGGGTATTTGCGGTAGTCTAATCTCGCTCATTGGTCAGTTTCCTTCTAATAGGATCGTACAACAATTCGGTTACAATCGGTAACGCAAAGCCCGCAAGAGCGCTACCTATGGACTTAACCTTGGTAGTACCCTTGTTCTTCTTCGTCAAGTACTCGTCACGGCTAAGTATTGGTGTCTTATCGCTCATACCACTATGACGACTCGTCAAAGCACTGCGCTTACCAAATTCATCACGAGAGGCTTTCCATTCCTTATCGAGTACAGGGTCTTCGAAGAATGCTCGTTCTTTGTACATCTTACGTTCGAGATCGCTAGCGGCCGGGTCTACGATATGAGCCGTGAGGTCTTTCTTGGGTAGACGAAGTTCGTTACCGCGAGTACCGAAGAATGTGAGGCCGAGTTCACTCTGAGGATTTAGCCACCCCTTCTCGAGTATGTGTTTGGCCTGTTCAATAGCACCCGGCTCAGTTACGGGGTAATGATTTCGTATCAGCCAATTGCGAGCGATATCGTCGGTAATGACCGGCATCTTGGTGGTCTTAGTGGTAGTGGTCTTGTTGGCAGTTGTACGGCCGTTGGTAGTCATCTTACCAGCATCCGTAGTGACCGTCTTATCGGGAGTTTCAGTCACGGTAGTTTCGGTCTGTACACTCTGACCAGCCTTGTTAGGCGCCTTGTTCTTCACAGACTTAGTCGTAGTGGTAGTAACCTTGGCAACGGGTTTACGCGACAAGATTTTACTACCAACAAAATTGCCGTTCTTGTCATAATATCCTTCAATAGGATATGCATGCGGCTCCATCTTAACTTCAATATCCTGCGCACCAGTACGCTCGTCGAACTCTCTTAACGGCGCATAACGATAATCGCCATAAGTAAGTTCCGGTAGACCGTGCGTCAGTCTGTTACGAGATTCAGCGGCAAGTTTATCGGCTTCTTCCGGAGTTAATCCGAGAGTACGCAACCGTTCGGCGGCGTTCTTCTCAGCCCATCTACCGGCCTGGCGAGTAGTCGTCATAGACCGGCCAAGCAGTGTACCCAAACCCGTAGCCAAGGCAGTAGCGGCACCTTGCCCAAAACTATCGCCGTATGGATCGTTACGATATTTGGATGCGCCCATATTTGCGAGAGAACCTAGTCCGGACACAGATGCCGCGGCTTTGGCAGCTTGCATCGGGCCACGCATACCGAAGGCAATAGCTAACGGTAACGCAAACTTGGTAGCACCACGAACGGCATCCTGGCCCACATCGGCTATTGCATTCTTCTGTTCACTACGAATTTTGTCGCCTTCGAGTCTATGTTGTGAGATGGGAGCAAATATGGCGCCGGCAATTTGGCCTTGAGGAGTACGGGTCGGCTCGTCGCCCTTCACAAAGTGGAGAGCTTCGCGAGGACTTGCGTAGCCTTTGTCGTATCCATTATCGTCAGGC